TCATTTGTCTCTCTGCACGCCCTTAGCCTTTTCTACTGTCCTCATAGCGCCAAGACCTAGCATACCCATAAGAACAGGCATCATTTCAGATAGAGCGATTAGAGGTATCATTATTTCAGATTCAACCAAGGCTAGTATAAAGTTAGCCATAGGAATCAAGATAAAATTACCTGCCATGCCCATTGCACAAATCCAGCCTACTGCTGGCCGCCAACCCGCGACAAACATATTGTTATGTGCGGCTTCCACTTTGTTTACTTCAAGCTGTCCCTTGGCAAGCTCATGTGCGTGTCTTTCTGCCATTGTAGCTATTCGGTGAGCTAGTAAGTTTTTCTGATCTTTATTCTCTACAAACTTATCTAATAAACTTGAAATAGGTTCAATCAAAGAAGGAAGAATAGACATTATGCAGTTCTTTTCCACATGTATACAACAATGGAAGGCTGTATGTTGTTGTGAGCTACACCGCCCCCAGTAGCCTCTGTGTTGCTAGAGGAAGACTCAGCTAACTGACCAGCGCCCCCACGGTCATTATTAATTGCAGTATATTGCATAGCAGTAAAACTATGCGTGTGAGCAGGAAGTTCATCAGTAGTCAACGTATGCGTCTTAGCGCCTATTGTTTCTTCCGCTGTGTCAAAGTCTGTATCTTCGCTATCTAAACTTACAAGCGTTCTACCTTTTCCGAATCTTTCCCAAGTTCCACCAAAGAGTGTACTAGGCGGTGTAAAGTCCACAGAGATATAAACAGCACCTACAGGATAAGCCTGTAATGCTCCTGCAATCTCAACTACAGCATTCGTACTATCTTTAACGTACAGTTTTTTATCGGCAGTATTGACTGCTAACTCAGCACCAAAAGTAGTAGAGCCGTTACCTACTGCAAGATCAGAAGCAAGAGGAGCGCCAGTAATGTTTCTTGATTTAGTTAAAAGAATAGTCATATTTATTTCTTACCTAATAATTGTTGAACTGTATCTGTCTCATAAATTCTAATGCCTAGCCAGACAATAGTAAATAAACTAGCCAAGGGAGGCAACCAAGCGGCTAAAGAAAGAAACCCTGTTGAGGCCGCAATCACATCTACAGTTTGTTTACTTTGTTCGTCCAGCATAATAAGTTCCTTTTATTTCTCTGACATTGCTTGTGTTGTTTGATAGCGGAAGAATATACCACCCATTCCAAATAGGATGCTAGCTAACATAATAGTTTCAGCAGATAAGTTAAGCTGTAGGACGTAGACTTGTAGAGCCGCCAAGGTTACACCAAAGACTTGCCACCTGTTACTACGGCTACGCCAGAATTGTTTTACTCTGTCCATAATTCTACCCACTCTTGATTGTCTTCATCCCACTTGTACATACCTTCCTCTGGATAGGGTACAGGTGAGTCCCATAAACAAGTATCTTCGTTCAGTGTCCAGCTAGGGTAGGGCTGAGGAGGTATGAAAGCATCACGCTCCTCATCGAATGTGTAGCCAATCCCTGCATAGTTCTTTCGAAAGGGAGTACCATCGTTAGCGTGAACACCGCCACTAGTATTGAAGCTGGTGCGCTTTGCTCCGTAATATTCTTCCCAGTTAGTGTCGCCTTCGTCTTTACCGACAAACACCTGAGTGACTATGTTGTTATCTAATACTGCGTAATGTGCCATAGTGATTATCCAAAGGTTACTGTGTCAGATGGGCCAGCGGCTGTGATTTGAGTAACAGTATTTCCTGAGTGAGTTGACGAGCTAGAAGTAACGCCAGCAGAGAATGTTGCTGTTACAGAAGTAGGATAAATTAAAAGTATAATACCTGAACCCCCACTAGCCCCATTTCCTGCATTTCCTCCACCACCACCACCACTATTGGTTCCTCCAGCTTGCGGCAACACACTTCCATTGCCTCCATTACCGCCACCGCCTGTAGAGTTATTACCGCCTCCTAAACCTACTGAGCCAAAACCACCGCCTCCACCGCCTTCACCGAATTTCTGAGTCAAACCTGATGCGCTTATTTGCGTTCCAGCGCCACCGTTTCCAATAGTGGTGCTTGTGCCGTTGAGTCCTGCACTTGCAGTTCCACCACCGCCTCCTGATCCATAGACTGGGCTAACACCTGACCCAATACCACCGTCATATCCTTGTCTTGGAGGGCCAGCTATTCCAGTGCCAGCTGGCGCTCCGTAATAACCAGTTCCACCACCACATCCTCCCGAACCTACTCCGTGAGAACCGCCATAACCACCACCGCCTCCACCTGTAGAGGTATGGCTAGCAAAAGTAGAGTTAGAACCGTTGTTTCCTGTATGGGTGCCATACCCTGAACCTCCTGCTCCAACTGTTACTGAGTAAGCGGTATTTTTAACATAAGTAGAACTGTCTGTAGCCGTTAGTAATCCACCGCCACCGCCAGCACCCATAGGATTTCCGTTACCTCCACCAGAAGCACCACCAGCTTGCACAGCGTAAGTAAGTTCAAATGGCCCTTCACCACCACCACGACCAACAGCCTTGCCGATAGAGAATGCACTTACATTAGCGCCAATCATGCAATTATCGCATGTATGCCAGTAGCTGTAGTACCAGTAGCAAGCACACGCTTAACAGAACATACTAAGTAAAAGTTATCAGGAACAGCTATTGTGCGCGTAGTTCCATCTATATTATGAAATGATACGTTTCCTGCTCCTGTGATGTATAGGCCAATAGCAATGTTATTGGTTACGCCATCTGAACCGTCAGGAGGTGAGGTTAAAGTAGACTGTCTATATCTAGGGCTAGTTCCTACGTTATCTGCACTATCAGAAGGAGTCACAGGAAACATGTCAGTTACGCTTCCGTTAAGTTCTTCTCTTTTCCTGTCTATAAATGGATTTGACATTTTAAAACCTCGTTAAATTAAGATGCGGACAATGCGCCTAACTGCCCAATGTGAAAATAAAAGTTACCAGATGTATTGCTAACTGGAGTAGCTTCTAATTGATTGTTTGCTTCGTCACCTGTCCATGTAAATGACGGATGATTTGCGCTACCGCCTGTTATTAATCCATTTTTAGCAATCTCTGTCACATTAATTGCATAAGAGTCAGCACCGATTGTATACTTTGTTACAAGAAGAACATAAGAAGAAGTATTAGCGGCCGATAAACTGACAGGTGATGAGTTACTAGCAACAATATGCAATATGCCTGAGTAATTAAGAGAGTTACCAAATATAGAAGCTAAATCTACAACAGGAGTATTAGCGCCAGTAACAGGCAAGTTGTTTACGCGAGTTACATCAATAGGATTAAGAACTGCAACTGTGCTTGCAATAGAACCAGTAAGTTTACAGCTATTAAGAGAAAGTTTATGATTTTCATCAACCCCTCCATTTGTTACTGAAATAGCACCTGTAACACTGTTTTCAGCATACCTGTTAATCTCAACATCAACAGAGCTTAAAAGGTCTGAAGAAGCATTAAACGTTAAATTTGGAGTGCCGCTTAATGTTCCAGATGCAGGGGGTGTAGTTGATCCTACTGTTCTTGTGGTTTTAATAAAAGAGCTTCCGTCTCCGTTTACCTTAAGATAATAAACATTATATGTCGATCCGTTAACAGTATAATTGTTACCTACTACTGGCGTTCCAGAAGGCATAGTGAAAGAAAATTTATTTTGATTCTCTAACTCGCTACGTAACGAACCGTACCCCGAATTAGCTGAATTAGTAGCAGACGTAAAACAAGAATTTAATGTACATCTAGTTCCACTTATTAAAGCATCATCATCAAATGTTGTATTTGCTTCAAACAAAAAACCCGACCTTAAAGATGATTCAGCACCACAATTATCAAAAGAAACACCTGATGTATTTCTTACTCGATACCCATAACGACCAGTATTGTCAGCGCCACAGGCTGTAAAGTTACTGTAACTTACGTCTGAAATTAAGAAACCTTGTCCTGTGGTAGTAGTATTTAGCGCATAGCAGTTTTCTACGTTTAATGAAGTGTTGTAACCGCCACTAAAATCGAAACCTGTTACACCGCCCTTAGATCGACACTGAGTCATTGTCACCATAAAGCAACGATGAACGAGGAAACAGGAGGCTGTGAAGTTTTGGCTAAAAACTCTTTCAACAAGTATCTCACTTCCAGCGACAAGAGGGGTTCCACCTTCTAGTTCAAGTCCAATCGCCACACGATTGTTTCCTAACACTTGAAAGTCTTTAAACGCGCAGTAAGTAGGGTTTAATGCTTGAATAGCTTGCCATTGCGCGGACTCACCATTGCCCACAAACCCTTCCGCACAATCAATAATAGTGTTATGAATTCCTTCACCCTGTAAGGTAACAGATGTTAATTTTTCTACTCCCTCTCCAGTTGTACGAATTACAATAGGTGACTTAATGTAGTATCGACCTACTGGAAAGTAAATTACTCCACCTGTAATGTAGTCACTTCCAGTATCTAAACTATCAATAGCCGCTTGAATTGCTGGTTGCCAGTCAGTACCACCAGAAGAAAGGCTTTCAAAATCTTTTATGTTGACCTGAGCGCCTTTGATCATTCTGTTTGTTGCTTTTGTTAAAGCCATGTTATTTTCCTTATATTTTATTTAGCAACCCAACCAGTATTGGTTGTGCCAGATTCTTTGATGTATAAAGATGTATTAGCGCCTCCGTTATTTCGATACCAAACGGAGCCTACTCCAGCAAGCACTACACCTTCAGGAGAACCTGATCCAGAACCCTCGTAATGAATAGGAAATTTAGTGTAATCTTGTTGTGTAATGTTATCTGTTCTAAAGTTATCTTTAACAATACCTGTACTTGGTATGGTCTCAGCGGTAGATAATTGAGAAATCCAATACGCCTTATAGCTAGTGCCTACCACATTAGTCACTGTAAGTCCTTGCGTTTGATACCAACTAACAACACCTCGATTAGATGCAGTGTCTGCCGCACCTTTTGTATCGTAAGTCTTCACGTTATCAATACAAACATTGCGTGAATCTTCTGAGTACACAGCAGACTTGTATGTCTCGTAGAACATAGAGTTATGGACTGTGATAGACCTAGAGTCTTCAATACCCACACCATTTCTTTTTGCAGTTCTAACAGTAGCGTTGTTAATTACTACATTGCCTGCTTCATGTAATTGAATGCCATCTAATTCAGATGTATCAGAAACAATGTTGTTTAAGTTTATATCGTGAGTACAATATTTAACTACTGGTGTACCGCCAGCATTGCCAGCAGTAGCGTCTTCAGATATGTACTTAATAGTATTACCGCTAACACTGTATATAGGAAATGATCCGTTAAACCCTGCAACACTAGCGCCAGACATATTAAGCCAACCATCAGCAGTAAACAGCGTGCCTGATATGGGCGTTCCTAAGTCAACAGTAACCATTCTTACTGTAACGTTGGCTGTACCACTAGGCGCTACATTAATAACTTCATCTGCCGCAGTAACGGTAGCCCCTGTAAAATCTAAAGTGTTCTCTGCCCTGAATCCGTAACCACAGTTGATTGCACTACAGTTAGTCAGGTTAGTGTTTCTTTGCGGAGCGTGTATTCTAAAGCCCATGTTAGAACAGTCTCGAACAAAGCAGTTAGTTAATTGCGCTCCAGTGTTATACGCTAGAGTAATGCCGTTGCCGTAGTTGTTACCGTCTGCACGACAGTTAGACATAGCTAACTCAGGGGCCAAACAATAGAACCCATTGTCATACGTCCAGTTAAAAGTGTTACAGGAATCAACGACAAGCTGTTCTCCACCAATATAAAACCCTGTAGCACAAGAGTTAGTTGAACAACCGCGCATATAAGTATATGCAGTATTAATTAATATTCCTCTTGGAACGCCAGCATTACCATTTTGATTCCATGAGGTTGCGTTATATACAGTGCAATCAAATATAGAATTTTGTGACTGGGAATTAAACCCTGTGCGAGTCCCAGTAATTACAAAGCCACACCAACCGTCTTTAAAGTAACAATCCCTAATACGTGATCGACTAGCATACTTAAAGTACACACCGCCAATGCCTTTGTTAGAAGAAGTAGCTGAACCATCAGCAACAGCAGTAGACCTTTGCCCATGAAATGCAATATTTTCAACGTGCATTGAATCATTACCAGCCGCATCATTATCGGAGTACGCTTGATTGACAAGAATTGATGTAGCCATCGTAGCTAGGGTTGTACCTGCACCACCTTCTTTTAAAACAGTTGCCTCAATACCATCACCATATAGCTTAGTATTAGACTTTATTCTTAAGGTAGTGTTGATTAGATAAGTGCCACTAGGGATATAAACCTGACCTTTTAAGTCTAACGCGGCTTGAATAGCGGTACTGTCATCTGTAGTACCATCGCCTTTCGCACCAAAGTCTCTAACATTGTTAGGCGCTCCTTCGATCATCGTGTTTGTTGCTTTTGTTAAAGACATATTACTCTCCTAATTCGGGACGAGTAGCAGGGAACGCATCTGTAGAAGGCCACGCCCTAAGTGCTTCCCGATAAATTATATAAGCATCACGCTGTGGATGATCTGTTAAAGAAATAATGTAATCAGTAGAGGCTAGTTCTGAATCTCGCCACTGACGAGCAGTCTCTTCTGCTGTAGGCTCTGGGGGTGTAGGGGCAACCCACTCTTCATAGTGTTCAAAGTTAGCCTCAACAAACTCTGCGTCTGCAACGATGGTATTTGTGATGTTACCGTCAGCATCTTTAACTATATATTTCATTTAATTCTCCTTTACGGTATGTACTGAATAACAACACAGCCTTCACCACCACGGCCTGAGGTAACGTATCCTACGCCATTATAATAACCCCAGCCACCTCCACCACCTATAGAGGCATTACCAGAGGCGGCATTTAATGATTCTTTGTAAATTCCTGCCGCACCTGCTAACGGCCCTGCCGCATAATCGCCACCAATACCGTATGTGTAAACATATGTACCTGTGCCACCAGCACTGCCAGACAACTGGCCCAAACTAGAAGAATAAAAATCTCCTAAAATATCGCAATTACCTCCAGTACCTAAAAAATCTACTATAACCCCGTCATTACCTGCTCCTGTTAAACCAACAGCACCACCGCCTCTCTTCCAGCCACCGCGTCCACCTGCGTTGTTTATGTCTCCATTGGAAGCAGTACCACCAGTAGTGTAAGTGCCACTACTTAAAGCCCCTCCTGCACCACCAGTAGCTGTTAGCGTAGCACTTAGTCCTGTACCTGCAACAGTCGTAGTGCCTCCTGCGACTCCTGCCGAAAAAGACCCTATTGTCTGCGCTCCACCTGCACCAGTCACCACAGTAAAGGAGCCAGATGTGGTAACAGCTAAAGAGTTCTTTTTGCAATAACCTCCTGCCGCACCGCTTTGAAGGTAGGAGGCACTATTAGAACAACTACCACTACCACCTGCCCCAATAACGTGAATCATTATGTTGCCGTCTTGCGGAGGAACCCATGTTTGAGACTTGTGTAAAAAGATTGTGGGGAATGAAGCACTACCTCCACCACTACCTATGAAATCTGAAAAATTACTCACGACATTACCCACCCTTGCGTTGCGTCTGTATATATGAATTGTATGGAAAGATAAGCGGCATCCATTGTGAAGTCAGAAGCACTGCTCATTATGTTACTTCCGTTCCTACCTACCACTGTGTCTGTAAAGTTACCCACCGTAACCAAGACTCTTTGGCCTATGGTTGGTGAAGCAGGAAGCGTAATAGTTCTACCTGCCGCGCTAACGTAAACGTGAGTGTTAACCGTAGCCGTCATGGATGCAGAAGTAACTACAGTTGTTATGCCTACCGATATAGGCTCTGAAGCTATTTTAGCCGCTGTTACAGCATCGTCAGCTATCTTGGCTGTGGTAACTGAATTATCTGCTATCTTGGCTGTGGTAATTGCATTGTCTTGTATAGCTGATGTTCCTACACTGTCTGCCGCTGGTGTAGCTACGATAGATGTAGTAAACCCAACAAGCATAACCTCAATAACAGAGTTATTAGGAGGAGCTTGAGAAAAAGTAAGTGTCGTGTCTGATACTGCGTAAGAGCTTTTAAACTGATACACACCATTAATATAAACAAAAGTATTGTTCTTAATAGCAGAAGCACTAAGAGTAAAATCAAGAGTTGTGCCGTTAGCTACAAACTCATTAGTCTTTAACTCAGTAGAAATAATATCCCCACGCACTAAAGCCCTTACTTCAATAACGGAACCCAATAAAGGAGCCTGAGAAAAAATTAAAGAAGTGCCGTTAGTAACACTGTAAGAACCTATCTCTTGAACTAAACCGTCAATAACGACAGTAAGTGTGGAAGAATCACCTGCGGAGTCAGTCATTGTAAATGTAGTTGTAGAACCATCACCAGTAAAGGTATCTACTGACAAAATTTGATTAGTACCACCAACAGCTTTCTTTAGACTTCGGAGTTCAGTTTGAACGTCAGTAAAAGACGCTCCTGTGCCTTCTGGTAAATGAGATACTAGGTCGGAAGTAGTTACACCAATAGGCATAATTTCTGCAACCATGACTTCAATAGATGCTCCAAGAGGAGGAGCTTCTGAAAAAGTTAGAACTGTTTCTGTTAAACTATATGTTTCTTTTTCTTGGTAAACGCCATCTATATAAATTTGTGTGTTGTTTGAACTTCCTGCGTCTGATTCTAGGTTAAAAACCTTACTAGTGCCGTTTCCAAAAAAGCTATAAACATTCCAAGACGCAGTATCATAGTCAGATAACGTAAGTGCCTTAGCCTCTATAGTTCCTGTACCTATACCTGTTGAGCCTCTAAATAATGACATGTTTACCTCTTAAATAAAATAAAATAAAGGAGACTCCCCATTGCGAGGAGTCCCCAGTTCACTACTTAGCCATTAACAGCCAATACAACACCTGCTTCAGGACGCATTACTTGCGTACCATATAGAGTGTCAGCAGTATAAAGAGTACCAAGGAACTCTTGCTTATACTGAGTCTGAGAACGTACACCCTGCTGTTCAGCAAGAACCATAGCGTCCTTGTGAAGTAGCATAGCGGCTTTAACGTCTCCACCTGCACTGTTATCTGCGGCAGTTTCGATGATTGGGCAGTTGCTAGAAACAAATACGTCAACACCGTATAGGTTTCCAATCTGACCATTACGTACACCTCGTCCGTCTACAAAGTCAGAAGACATGTAGCGATCAACGCCCATAATAGCGTTACGGAGAGAAGGAGGAACAACAAAGCATCGGTTGTCCATAGGAACGTCAGCATCGTCCAATACCTGAATAGCGGCACGGAAACCTGCGTCATTGAATACGTCACTTGATGCTACGGAATCAACAGCATAAGTTTCAATACCAGAAGCTCCTGAGAAGTTATAAACAGTGCTGTGAGTCCAATCAGAACCGTCTCCGTTTCCTAGAGACTTACCCAAAGTAAACAAGTCGTTATCAACTTGCTTGGCTAAAGCATAACCTGCGTCACCAGTGTAGAACTGACGTAGAGAAGCTAGAGCTTGTGCTTGAGTGATGTCTTCGATAAGACGAGAGTATTCAAAGTGCTTGTTGATTGAAATCTGAATTTCGCCCTCAACAGCGTTCTGAATAGTTACAGCAGTGTTTTCTGCCTTAGCATTTGCAGAACCACGAGTAGGCTTAGGAACGTGAATGGTATCACCTTTCTTGCCTGTCATGCTCATTTTCTTGACTAGGTTAGCCAATACTAGGTTAGATTGATAAGCTGCAATTACTTCGTCACTCCAAATCTCTGGAATAAAAGTAGCCGCGCTAGTGTTGTCTACTGCCCCGCCCATTGCGGGATATACTGATGTAGTCATGATAAAAGTCCTATAATAAGATTAGTTACGGACTCTCCCTTCTTGATACGCTTGCATGATTTCATCAGACAAAGACATGTATCGTTCAGGATCATCCTTCATAAGTTTAATAATGTCTGAACGCCTGTAGACTTTCTTTGCCGACTGCTCTCCGCTTCCTCTAACATTACCTGTAGATGCGGCCTTAATAGTGTCTTTGCGTTGTTGTTTCTCATTAGCGGCAGTTTGTCCTACTACCTGCTGACGCTCCTTCCAGTTACTGAAAAGCTCATCTGCGGCCTCGTAATCATACTGCTGATCTGCTTGTGCAAAAAGCTGTGTGCGAATCTTTGATCCTTTGATCCAATCTACGAACTTACCATCTTCCAAAATATCCTTCATATCAGGATGTCTGTTTTGAAGTTCGGTCATAGCCGCATTTTGTTTATACTGAGCAGATACTTGCTCTGCTTCTTTGATCTTAGGATGATTGCTTATAGCTCTTTCGACTGCCTTGTCGGGATCAGAGAAAAAGTCTACTTCTTCTTCAGAAGTTTGTTGCGGTGCTTCTGTTTCAGAGAGTTGTGTCTGTATATAGTCATCAACAACTTTGCGTAATTCACCTACTTCCGAACTTTGTTTACCTAAGAGTTTCTCAGCTTCTTGGTGCATACGCACTATATCCGCTGTACTCTTACCTTTATATTTATCAGGAATTTCCTGTTGTTCGGGTTCTTGTGTAGGTTCTGCATTTACAAGAGGTTGCTCTACTGGAGGCTCTTGTTTAGTTATGTCTGTTACGCTTTCAGTTTCAGTTGTATCGTCTAAAGGTTGACGCTCATCTATTAATGTTGCCATTATTAAACTCCGTGAGTAATCTCATTATGGAGGTGTATTGTA